CCTAAAGAGATCCGCAAGCGTACCAGTGCTCAGGAAATGGTCATTGAGTTGGTCAATGGGTCAACGTGGCAGCTAACAGGCTCGGATAACTATAATAATCTAGTAGGATCTAACCCTGTTGGCGTAGTGTTCGATGAATGGTCACTATGCGATCCCAATGCATGGGGCTATATCAGGCCGATACTAGCCGAGAATGGCGGATGGGCTGTCTTTATCTACACGCCTCGAGGCAAGAATCACGGCCACAGTCTCTATCAAATGGCCAAGTCATCTAATGAATGGTTCTGTCAGAATCTAACAGTCAAAGACACCAAGCGAGCCGATGGATCACCTGTCATATCACCGGACATCATCGAACAGGAACGACTGGAAGGGATGGAAGAGGCACTAATCCAGCAAGAATTCTACGGATCATTTGAGGCACAAATAGCAGGGGCATACTTTGCCGATCAGATAGCAACGGCCAAGGATCAGGGAAGGGTCACAAGGCTACCGATTGAACCTAGCCTAATGGTTCACACTGCATGGGATCTAGGCATAAGCGACTCTATGAGCATCTGGCTATTCCAAGCTATAGGCAAAGAGATCCGGTTGATCGGATACTATGAGAACAACGGCAAGGGCATGGAGCACTACATTCAATGGCTCAATCAATACGCCTCGACCAATAACGTCATGCTAGGCCAGCATCTAGCACCGCATGATATCGAGGTGCGAGAACTCACTTCAGGCCGATCACGCAAGGAAGTAGCCCGAGAGATGGGTATCAGCTTCAGGACAGTACAGAGGCCAAGGACTAAGGCCGAAGGTATACAAGCCATCCGTCGGATGTTCCCTAGATTCTGGTTTGATGAAGACAAGACCGAACACGGATTCAACTGTATCGCATCCTATCATCGCGAGTTCGACGAAAAGCGTAATGTCTTCAAAGACACACCTGTGCACGATTGGGCATCACATGGTGCCGATGCACTACAGACCCTAGCACTAGGATGGCAAGAATCAATGGTATCAGGACATAGACCACAACCAAGACAGGCAGAGGTTCGGTTCAGTGTCTTCTGACGCTTATGTCGTATTCACGAATGACTCCGGCCATTGGTGGTCAAGATTCCTGCACCCATTCATCAAACACTGCTACATCGCCATAGCAGATAGAGGCCGATGGATCATATACGCCAAGACCGTACACTATGTGGACTTGTTTACTATCGATTCACAACCCGATAAAATCGAGGAGGTTATCATTGTGAAAATCGATCGTAAGACCACAAGGCAATCGCTATTCATGCTCAATACATGCGTGGGACATGCAAAACAGATCCTAGGCATTAACCGACCATTCATCTGGACACCGTTTCAGTTATACAAATATCTGGAGAGAACAAAGTGAAGAAACCAAAGGCACCCAAACCAACGGCTCAAGAGTTAGCGGTAACAGAAAGACAACAACGCGCACTCGATGAGGAGATAGCAGAACAGGAACAACGCTTCAAGGCATTAGCTAGAGGCAAGTTAGGGTCAGGCTCATTGCTTGGTGGTGCTCCCCGTACTAGGGCCGAGGCTGCTACTGGTGCCCGTGGTGCTAGAGGTGCTGCTGGATCTGCTGGGCGCTCAATGTTAGGCGGTTTAGCTGGTGCTGGTAGACGTGGAGCCGCTGCTGCTGCTCGCGCTGGACTTATGACTTCAACAATGGGCACAAGATAATGAAACTTCCCCCGCATCTTGGTTCACTCCAAGACCTAAAGAGCCGAGAGAGTAGGGCGTTTGATTCTGAGGCCATGTGGCACGATCAACTAACGGACGTTTACGAGTATTTTTTACCCCAAAGAAACCTGTTTGAGATCCAAGACAAGGGCCAAAAGAAGATGGATCGCATATTTGACTCTACGTCATTGACTGCTATCCAGCAGGGGGCTAGTAAACTCCAAGAAAACATTGCTCCGATCTGGGCTAGATGGGCTACGTTTAACCCATCGAACGAAATACTCAATCTACTGGAGACCGGAGACTTCAATGTTACCGAGAAGCAGATCAGAGAGAACCTAGAGAAGCAGGCAGAGATAGTTTTTGACTATATCAATCGGTCTAACTTCGGTACTCAGTTTTATGAGGCCGCACTAGACCTACTGATCGGTACTGCTACGCTCAAGATTGACGAAACAGAAGACGATTCCATGCCTATCGTCTTTAACTGTATTCCTCAGAAGGGTATAGCCTTTGAAGAAGGGCCACACGGTACGATTGAAACCCACTGGAGACGGTTCAAGGTCAAGGCTAGATTGCTTGAAAGGATGTGGAAAGGCTTCCAACCATCTACCAACGTCCAAAACATGATCGATAACAAGCCTGATACCGAGGTAGAAGTGTCAGAGGGCGTGGTTTATGACCCTAAAGACAAGAAATACTACGGCTGCCTATGGGTTAAGCAGGAAGAAAGGCTTTCATGGGTAGAAGATTTTGGTAATTCATCCCCTTGGGTGACTGGACGGTATACCAAAGTCTCTGGTGAGGTACGCGGTAGAGGGCCAGCAATGCAAACCCTGCCCGATGTTAAGTCACTAAACAAGGCTAAAGAGTTCGTATTGCAAAAGGCCGCTATTGACCTAGCAGGAATGTACACTGCAACCGACGATGGGGTCACTAATCCCTACAATATGGTTATAGCACCAGGAATTGTTATTCCAGTTGGTTCTAACAACACCAATAATCCGTCTATACAGCGTTTAGACACGGCATCTAGCCTGTCATTGGCTCAATTTGAGATAGTAGAGCTGCAAAATGCTATCAAGATTGCCATGTTTAACGACTTGCGCGATCCAGCAGGGCCAGTTAGGACAGCAACCGAGATTGCTATCGAGTCAAGAGAGTTAGCCAAGAGAATTGGTAGTGCATTCGGACGACTACAGACCGAGGTATTGATCCCAATCCTTAAGCGCGTGGTATCTATCTTAATCCGCAGAGGCTTAATCACCCCTATCGAGTTAGATGGTAGAGACGTAGAGGTTAAATTCACGTCACCACTAGCACGAGCACAGGATTCTGAGGACATTCTTTCAGTTCAGCAAGCCGTAGAGTTTGTTATGGCTACTGCTGGGCCTGAACAAGTCTTAATAGCGTTCAAGACTGAAGACTTTGGTACTTGGGTAGCAGAGAAAACAGGCATGAGTTCTGATCTGGTGCGAGATGATGCAGAGAAGCAACGCATTATTGAGGCTGGAGCACAAGCCCAACAACAACAGCAACAACCAATGCCTGAACAACCACCACAACTACAGGCGGTGCAATGAGTTGGGATGATTTAGAGGTAAACGAGGACAAGGCGAGGGAAGCTCAAAGTGCAATCAGAGAAAGACAGGTTGAATTAGCTAAGGCTTACAACCGATGCTTCGGCACTGACGATGGGCAAAAAGTATTAGAGGATATGACCAAACGATTCCTCTTAGAGAACGACACATCTCTTGCGGCACAGAACATAAACTATGAAGCTGCCTACCATAACGGTGAGGCTGGCGTCATGCGGTACATTGTTCATCAAATCCAGCAAGCGGAGAAGCTATGACAGAAGCAGTTAAGAAAAGACGTGTCAAGAGAGAAGACCCCACAGGGCCAGAGATCGCCTGTGATGAAAAGCCTTACCTAATTGATCTAGGGTTTAAATTTGAATGGCTATATGATCTAGCAGAACAATATGGATTCGAGAAGTTTGAGTACATCCATAAGTTCCGAGCGTTCAGATGCTACCGAGCAGGCAAGCATGTGGATTGGGTAGATATCAATGACCTGTCTTTAATCAATGGAGGCAGGAGACTTGTAGAAATCCGTTTGAAACATCAAGCGGTCAGTCCTAGAAGGGCTGTCATTCAATATCCTTGGAGATAAATATGAGCGAACAGGCCGTAGAAAACGATACCCTGGAAGAAGCGCAACCAGTTAGTCTGGTAGATGCTGCTGAACCGCAGTTAGGGGAGAACGAATACTTCTTAACGGAAGGAATCAAAGGTACTGGCGAACGTCCAGAATGGTACAAGGCTGACAAATACAAGTCAGTTGCGGATCAAGCTGCTGCGTACACAGAGCTGGAGAAAAAGTTTGGTGCATTTAAGGGTGCGCCTAAAGACGGATACTCAATGCCTGAAGGTATAGAGTCCGACGATGAGTTATTGCAAGAGTTAGTTAGTTTTGCCAACGAATCTAATATGTCGCAAGACTATTTCAACAAGGCATGGGAGATTCTGTCTGCACAATCCGAGGCAGTAGAAGAAGTTTCCGCTGAAGTCGAGATAGCTAAACTTGGTGACAACGGTATAGAACGAATCAAGACTGTCGAGCAGTTCATGAAGAACAATCTCGATAGCGATACCTACGAACGTCTACGCTATGCGGTCAATAGTGCTGAATCAGTAGAGCTAGTAGAGGCATTAATCAACGCTACTGCCCCTGCTAAGTTACCTATTGATGGACATATCCAACCTGGAGGCATTACTTGGGAGGATATCGAGCGTGAAATGTTCCGTAAAGACGAGAACGGTAACTTGATGAGATCAGTAGATCGCAACCATGAAGCCAAGATCCAGCGAATGATGAAGGAGTATGGCGGCGACAAGCCTTATGTACAGACATTTGGATAGTTTGCTTTTATATAACTAACTGATATTATATAGGGAGTCGGATACCCCTCTATGGGCCTGACAGATTTGGGTTGAAGACTGACCGATCTGTCGGGCACTCAGTCGAAAACC